CAAAGCCAGGATCCAAACAACCGGAAGGGAGGAAAACGAGGGCGTTATCCCCGTCGACAAGCAAGTCGCAACGAGGAACTCGACCCAACAAGCAACCGCGCAAGACCGCAAGAAACACTAGGCTATTGCCCATCCCAGTGTTAAAATCGCCTGACGCCCTGCCACCCTCCCTCTCAAACCTGTGTCCCAAGGACGTACGGCCGCTCAAAACCTCTTGAACTCGCAGGAGACCTGCAAGTTCAGCGTCACCGTCGAAGGCAGAAAGGTAGCACAGATGTTCCTGCACTATCTGCCATCTATCAACGTGGCTTTCAAAGCTTTTCGCGTCCACCTCAAACACCTCACACCCGTCTCCAACCTGACCCATCTTGCGACGTATAAGGTTGGCGCGCTGCTCAGGGTTTAGGCCCTTAGCCACAACTCTGGTTGGCGGCACACCCCAGGAAACCTCAGACTTTAAATTTCCCCAAAGCCAATGCTCGAAAGGTTTCAACCAAGAAGCCAGGGACAAGTTATACCTAGGAGATCGTGGAAAAATCATCCTAGGCTTCGAGAACTTAGCCCCTGGTTGGAACTTCTCAGCCTTCAGAAAAGCCTGTAACTGACGATCCGACGAGCGCAACGGACCATCAACCCTCAAAGACTCCTCTGCCTGGAGATACCTGCGACGCAATGACCCCGAATAAGATTGCGCCGTTTCCAGAAGGGTCCATCTTTGCCCGGTATACCTGGTACACACCGATCTAAGCCACCTAAACGACCTAAAAACCGGTGCTCTTGCACCAACATCCGTGCTCGGGGTGGGACCCAGAGTGCGCTTCAGCAAAGCAAGCGCCTCGTTGTGGCTACAAACCGAATGCACAGCCGGGACCCAAGTCCCAGGCGCTGGCATCGGTAAGGCTACCTCCAACCTTCTCTTTGACGGTCCGCCGTATCTCGACTTGAACTCCAAACTGGCTCCTTCCCTTAGGGGAGGCAGCTGCTGTGACGCGCAGCAGAAGCCATCAAGCGAGAAACGGCATCCCTACAAAGAGGACACCACAGAAGAAGAAGAAAGGTACGGGTTCCACCAACCCGTGGGGCGCAAAAGGCGAGCAGCATCGGTCTCCGGGCCCGACTCACGGTAGGCAAGAGCCACCGTGGCGGGCAAGCTGAGACTAGCTTCATACCACTCAACACGATTCGACTTGACCCACTCCAAAGCACGAAGCTTCAAAGAGCCAAGTAGAGCCGCATCCCTCTTACGAAAGCAAGCATAAGCCTGCAACTTTGCCAAAAGAGCAGGCAGGACGCGCACCCTGAGCCCTGCTGAGAACTCAAGGGTGAGCACGACCTGCCCCGAAACCTCTTCCGCTACACCTTCTCCTTCTGGGGGGCTTTGGGCCACGTGCCCCCCCACAACGATTGCTCCGTCCCTTAGTGAGGCCGCTAGCCAAGAACGCAAAGGGTGCGCTTCCGATCCGGGGAGGTCTGGTGTCCACCGCCCTTCAAGAAAACCGCCCAATACGCCTCGGTCGAGACCCAAAGCACCCTGAAGTGCATTGGTCCAGCGGCCGCGCCGACGAAGCCTGGAGGTCCCTACCTCCGAGACAAGAGCGCTAGGGTCGTCCCCGGGGAAGGATGTCTCAAATTCTTCCGCGGTTTCCCTTCGGCGTCTCTCGCCTCTCTGCAACTTTGCCTCGCACATGCCAAATGCGAGCAGGATTAACGGCAAGGAAAACGGGGCCGCAGCTATAGCCCCCCTTGCCAACGAGTTATTAGCGTAACTCATCGTGTGTATTATTACAAGTCCATACAGACCGGGTTGCGTTTTCC